AGGCAGTCGTAGATGATACGAGCCGGGTTGGCGTCTGGGAGCGGCCCGATCAGGTCGTCAGTGGCACAGTGGTAGGTCCCGTAGTCGTAGTAGTATATCTGAAAATAGTTTTCCGTAAGGTTCAGTTGCTTGCCGACCGAGGGAGTCCACGCCGCCCTGATTTGGAGATACCGGGTCTCGGGGTCTAACTGCAATCCGGCGTTCTGGTTGAATGAACTTACGCCCGTCTCAAGGAGACCATCAGAGGGCAGCAAGTCAGTGGAATACCAGAACTCAGGCGGCGTCTTGTGCTGCGTGATCCAGAGCGACGGGTTGGTGCTGTCGCCCGGAACGGCAGGGATGGTCGAATAGGTGTTGCCCGCGAAGTTAGCCCCCACGAACAGTGCGCCGTTCTCAAGGTCCTCTACGGTGAGGCCGAGCGCCAGCAGGTCGATGATGTCACCTCGCTTGGTAGGCGGCGTCTCGTTTACCGTGATGTTGCCCGCCGCGATCAGGACTACTTGATCTTTCGGCGGCTCGTAGTCGAGGACTGGTGTCGGGTCCGGCACGACTACCGGATCGCCCACAGTCACGCGGATGTTGCCGTCGCCGTAGCTGCCCGGTTCGTATCCCGCGTTCGGGTTATCGTAGAGCCATTCGTCGTGGTAGTTCCCCAGTTCTGCCGGGCCGATGGCCGCCACATCTGTCCCGAAAACAATCGTTCCCCGGACACGGATGTATCTGGCTCCAACGGGGGCCGTCACGACGCTGAGAGAGCCTTCTCCCTGCGCCTGTGCGGGGGACACATAGTCGCGTTCCCTCTGCGCAGAAGAGACCGATACAGATACCGTGTTGGAGACCAGAGCCTCTTCGCCGGGGACGGGCGCGACCTGAAAGCCGGAGTCCCATCCGTCTACGGGCTTCTGGGAGTAGAACCTGATCTCTGTGGTCAGGTCGGACGCTGACGTTCCATAGGTGTTGTAGCTGCGGAGCATGACCGTCCAGTCCGCCGTGATCTTGGCCGTGCCCGTGTCGATGCCAGCCTGATCGAAGCCGACCTCGAACAGATCGAGATCGCCGCCGTTGGTCAGCCCCGTAGGGAACGTGCCGTCAACCTCAACGTCAACAGGAGGCTCGGTCCCCGGAACCTCTTGATCGACCGTGGCGAGGCCCACGATATTCCCGTTGTCATCGAGATGGCTGCCGGGCCAGATCGCTTTGTAGGGGTCCGTGTAGCCCTTCTTCGGGAGCCTCGTCGCGTTGATCTTGGCGGTAGGGAAGTAAGGGTTGTTCGAGGTCCACATCCAGCCTGTTTTCTGCGTCGATCCTGACTGCGGCTCGCCAAACCTTTCTGTGATGATATACGCAAGCTGTTGGCTGACGCTCAACTGGTCAGCGTCCAGTTCGTCGCGCTCACCAGCTTCCACGTCCGGGTCCAGAGCGCCCCGGAAGAAGATGTGGGACAGGCCACGGTATGCAGGAGAGGTCGTCGGGTTGAGGCCGAACCGTTTGCTGAGTTCCCACGAGGAATACTGCTGGTCAGAACCCATGTAGAGTTCCGCGATCCCACGGACGCCGCCCTCGGCATCGTCCCCGCCGAACAGTTCCGGCAGGTTGATCTCAAGGTCGATCCGCTCCCTGTAGGTGCCACAGAAGATCGTCTTGTCTTTGATCCAGCCCTTGTTGATGTGGTCAACTCGGCCAGAAACAATTCCGTAGTCCACGCTCAGATGGTAGTCGAATACCGGACGTGTCTGGTCGCCACCCTTACCGCTGCCCATTGGCTATCCTCTCACGGGCCTTGTCACAGGCGCGCTTAACTGAAATGTCGTCCAGCTTGTCCATCTCGGACAGGGGCAGGCCCTCTCGGACCAGTGTCTTGAAGTCCTGTCCATGCACCACGCAGGCGCGCTTCACGCCTTTGATGCAGAAGCCCACCTTGCGGCAGTCATGGATGGTCAGCTTGTCGGTCACTTCTTGCCTCCGCTATCGACTGGGATGTCCCTCTGGACGATCTCTTTATCCCAGTAGCCCATATTGTTGAGAGAGGAAATGGTCACGCTCCCGAACAGGACGGGCATAGGCCGCCCTGCCTCTGCTGTGGGTGCCTCTGCTTCCTTGGCCGATGGCGGCTTCGGCTGCTTCGGCTTGGGCATGAGCAGGAACGAGACGAAGGCGAGGAAGATGCCGATAGCAAGCTGTGCGAGAAACGGAATTGGCATGTGGTCCTCCTAGGTGTGGTTGTTCTTGCCGACCGGGTTTTTCAGCGGGATGTAGGGCTGTCCGCCGTAGTTCACCACGTTGTCGTGGATGTCCCGGCACCCAGCCAGAGTATGTGGGCAACCGAGGATCACGTCAACTGCCTGTGCGACGACCAACTCGAACGGGGTTGCGCTCAGCTTCAACGTGTCGCCAGAGGCCCCGATGATCGTCCGGTATTCTCGGCCAAGGGTCGAGTCCCACTCGAACAGCCCGCCAAGGAAGTCGCGGGCTTCGTTGCCGCCCTCCCAGCCGGGTGTGAGGGTGATGGAGTTGCCTGTGATCGAAGCGACCGTAGCGGGTCGTGTGGCGACCACCTTGTCGGCCCGGCACTTCGCGCCGTAGAGAACCAGAGGGCAGGCCCATTGGTAGTGGCGGCGCAGTCCCACGCGCTTCATCCCGGCCTCGCTGTTCTCGCAAGACAAGACGGTGCTGTTGTTCTTCCTGTTCGCTTCCAAGACACGGCCAGTCCATACGACCCCGAACTGCGGATCGTCTGTCCAAACATCAGGATCGTCGGGGTTGGCGATGTGCCCTTGGTAGATGATTACGTTGACCACTCGGCCCGGTGGGAAGATGCGAAAGAGTTCCGAGACCGCCGAGGTTATGGGGACCTCGATGGCGATCTCTCTGTTGTCGCCCCGGCCACGGGTTGCGATCTGGTCACGCTCTGTCGGCAGCGCGGTGTAGACATCGCCGTCGAAGGTGATGTCCGCCTCGGCGTTCGTATAGCGGTATTCGTTGCCCACGTTCGCCCCGAAGATGAACTTGTATAGTTCAACGGGCTGCCCGCTTTCGGTGCTGGTTTCATAGTCACTTACTGCCATCTGGTCCTCCTAGCACAAGCTGGTTCCGGCAAACGATCCGGTTGTTGGCCGGGTGATAACATATCCGATGACCTCCGTCACGTTCGAGGATGTGACTGCCGCTCCGTAGCGGCACCGGAACTGAATCCAACGCGCTGTTGGCGGCACGGTGACGGGCACGAGCGTCATGTCTACAATCGGCCCTTGAATCGAGTCGCTGCTCGTGATGTCGCCGCCCAGAGCCGCCACGAGGTCGGCGTTGGTGGACGCAGGGCCGTCCATCCCGGAGTCGTGGAACTTGATGAAAAGCTGGAACTGGGTGCTGTCGTCCACCAGCGGGGCACCCTCTTGATATGTCCCCTTGTAGACCGCGCCGACCTTGATGTCCCCTGCGTCGATCTGCTCCTGAGTGATGCCCAGAGCGTGTAGATCGACCAGATCGCCAAGCACAGAAGGCGTCGTCTGGACGAGCGTCATGTCGCCCCAGCCCGTGATCTCCGTTCCGGCCTCGGCCAGCGCCACCACATCGTTAGGGATGGGCCAGTCAGGGGTCTTGGAGTGGGGCAGGGACCGGAGAGAGTATGTCACCTCGGCTGCCTCGTTCGTGAGCCACTGCACGTCGAGCGTGTCGCTCTGGAACCGGGCCTTGACCAGCCAATACATCTTGGTCCGGGAGTTGATCTCCTGCGACCAGTCGTTCTCGAACGTGACCTCGGAGTCCGTGGTGCCTCCGATGCCGCTGATCGTGTTGGCCTGATATGTGCAGTCGTCGTAGAACGCGATGACGCTTCGGAACACCAGATGTCCATCGTAAGCGTTTCGGAAGTCCTCCCCCGCGATCTTGATCGTGTCGGCCCCGCCGATCTGCTCGTCGCTCGGCTGGATGTCGTCGAACCACAGGGGCACCCAGAACGAGGTCCTGCGCCCCTTCATGGCGTGGAAGAAGGCCACCAGTTCGTCGCTCTGGCTCTTGCTCAGCCCGGTGTAGTTGTAGTCCATGGATACCGTATCGGCAGCTTGGGGGGCAAACACGTCGATCAGACCGAAGTCTGGGTCGAACACGTCGCGCACCTGATCGAAGCTGATCCGGGGGCTGTCCCGCCAGTTCGGCCTCTTGAGGAACATATTGGAGAACCCGAAGGTGAAGTTCGGCGGGACTGCGGTGATCGCTGCGCCCTCGCCGGGGTTCACATCGTAGCGCACGGCCCCCGTCCACACACGGCTTGTCGGGGCTGTGAAGTTAGACGATGCCGCGATGCGGGACAGGTAGGCGAGGTAGACCTTGGTGCCCACCGGATAGTCCCGCGTCGTGTTGTCGCTCAGCGTGATCTCCAAGGTGTCTGTGTTCACGGCAGAGATCGTGAACAGGTCCTCGTTGGTATCCGTCTCGATGATGATCTCCTGCCCGACCACCATCCAGTCTGTGATCTCGGGCACGTCGATGATGCTGCCCCCGGCCAGAAGTTCGGCAGAGAGTCGGACCCACGCCCACTCCGCGCGGACGGCCCATAGGACGTGCTGTTTGAACGCCATGTCTTGCTGGTGCCGGGCCATTCCGGGGCGGGTCAGCGCGGTCGTGAAGCTGAGCGCGATCCGGGCGCGCTGCCGGGTAGCAGCCCGGACTTCGCTGCCGTCACGGCTGGTGAAGATGTCCGTGCGGAACGAGTATTCCACGCCGACCGGGTTCCCCCAGTTCGGTCTCGGCGTGGCGATGTTGGCATTGCGGTCGCGTAGAGTAATCATCCAAGGGCCGCCTTGATCTCAGTCCGCTTGCCGCGCACTGCGTTGACGAGAAGTTCTTGCCCGCGCGGCGTAGACACAGCGCGCTCGAAGGCATCCTCGGCGTCGAAGGTGTTGATGATGGTCATCGGACGCTGGGCTGTTCCGCCACCGCCGCCCTTGCCGCCACCGTTGAGCATGTGCCGGGGGTCGTCGCGTGTCAGCATCTCTTCGCCCTGCTTGGCGATGATGGGGACTTCGCCCGGCTTGAGGCCGATCATGCCGCCGCTGTGATAGCGCATGGCACCAGCGAACATCGCAGGGCTGACCCGGCGCGTCGAGTTGCCCGAGCCTACCCGGCTGCTGCCGACCAGACCGCCCGTGTGCCCGACGCCGATCAGGCTACCGAAGCCCGTGCCGCCGAAGGCTGCTTTCAGGGCGTTGAAGATCGCCTGCTGGATAATCATGCGCGCGATCTGCAACAGGAAGTCGCTGGCGAACTTGAGGAACGCCTCTCGTGCCGCATCGCTGGCGCTGGCACCCTCTGCTACTCGCTGGGCGAACAACTCGAAGGCCGAGGACAGGCCGCCCACGAAGAGGTCGCCGACCCGGCTCCAATCGAGGTAGTTCTTCTGGGCCTGCGCCGCCAGCGTATCCGCCTTGAGCGTGGCCGTGTCCAGCTTGATAAGCGCGTTGTCAGCAGCCTCGCCGCCGATAGCTTCCCACATGGCGCGGGCGTTCGCTACGGCTGCCGTAAGCTGCTCGTTGACCGCTATCAGCTTGTCCTCGAACTCTTTCGCCTTCTCACCGTCACCCTCTTGCCGGGCGATCTCAAGCTGGTTGTCCAGAGCCTTGCGTTGGGCCAGCAGGGCGTTGACCTTCTGTGTCGCCAGAGCCGCCCGTTCCTTGGCGTCCGCGATCTCGTTCTCTTCCTGCTTGGACGCGAACTTGGCTGCGACCGATTCAAGGATCGCCTGCTTCTCAGCTTCGGTCAGCGTGAGGCCGAGTTTCTTGGCTTCGAGTTCCGCGTCCCGGAGAGCCTTCTGCTGCTCCTGCTTGATTATGCCCTCGGACTGCACAGCAGCCTCTTGGCGCAGGGTCTCGACTTCCTCGGTCAGACCTTCCCGGAACTCCTTGCGCTTCTCGTTCAGCTTCTCTTGCTCTTCGACGACCTTCGCCACGCCAGCTTGGGTGACGAACAGCCCAGCCTCTTCGTTCCGGCGGCCCCGGTTGATTCCGTTGTTGTCGCCGCCGCGCGCTTGGATCAGCCCGGCCACCTCTTCGTCGGAAGCGTTCCGGCGGATCGCGTCACGGACGCCTCGGAGAGCGCCACTGTCGAACGCTCCGGCCCCGTAGTTGTAGGCCAGCGATGTCAGGGCTGCCTGCTGCTGCGGTGTCAGGGAGTCGAACTTGTCGCTGCCGA